CGTCTGAAACAGTCTGCCAGCCAGCTTAAAGGTCTTTGCTATACGGGTATCCACATCTACCGGAGTGCCTTTGGTAGTGGTGTTGGCGCTAGAATCGGCGTGAAAGAAATCGCCTACGTTCAACAATACGCCAATCTCTGCATCTCCTACGCGGGAAGCCAGCCGGTTAGTTGAATCCAATAATATGCTGGTCGCAATCTTAACGTCCCAATCAGCGTCATCCCCTGACATTTTAGCTTCAGAGTCGGCCAGCATACCAAAGTGGTGGTCACCCATCATATACATGGCTAGGTAGTCTGAATTAACCTTCTTGGGAGCCTTTACAGCCGTTTTAAAGCCGGTTAGATCGTCTTGCATACCCTCAATCATACAGGCAAGCTTAGCCTTCATATCGCGCTTTTCTGGCTCTTGGATAACCCACTGAAGCGCAATAGTTCCGTCTTCTTTGTAGGCAGTTGAAACTCTCTTAGCTTCAAATCCGGCCATCGTTTCACGGTCTACGCTTTTATGTGGCGCTACTGCCTTAGATGCTGCCTTTTCCTCCAGGCGCTTCATCATCTTATCAACAACTCTACGCCCCTTACCTAACGCTGCTGCTGCCTTAGTATTGGAACCGTGAGCCATGACAGCCTTGCAGGTTTCAGTTTGAACGTCACTTGTAGCAAACTCTAATAATATCGCCGGATCTATTTTAGCCATTGCTATTCCTCCTGTTTACGCTTTAACGCGGTGTACTCATTGTACTGCGGTAAGGATAATAATACATCTTTTTCTGCTGCCCAGTGATAAACCTGATCCATAAAGAAACACATTTCACCCTTGTTCTTAGGTAGCGGCATTATTTGATCAGCATAGGTCTGCTTTCCAATATTAACCGTATGGGTGCCTAGAAACTTACTCTTCATCATAAACTTCATGCCATCTTCTGACGCGTCCGGCACCTTACTAGAAAAGATAGCCGCCATTTCTCTGCACCAAATGTGGAATAAAGCGTTCTGACTGGTAGATCGTGGGTTATCAAACCGCTCAAACCTAATTACTAGGGCAGTTGAATAGTCCCAGCTATCTACACGCTTCAAAAGAAAGGGTATTTTCTTCTCTGCGTCAACCTTGCTACCGATCTTAACGTAATCGCCCTGACTCATAACTTCACCCTTAACCATTTGTCTGACAGCTTCATTTCTGTAGTTTCAATGCGGTTATATAATCCTGGTCTTTTAAAGTTTGGGCCGTCTGAGTTCTTTGGCCTAACCTCCTTGTCTGTAAACTCGCATTTTCCCCGCATTCGGCTATGCATGGTTTTGTCATTTATGCCAACAATTGCAGCCATTTCGGGAATCGTGTAGGTTGCCCCAGTCACCAGTGCTTCGTTGCTGCCAATAAATACATAGTGAGTTGGCTGCTTGCCTGCCTTTCTTGCCCTGCAAGTTGATTCACGCATTTCTCAATTCTCCGTTGAAATAGAATCCGTAAACAGAAAGATAATGCTCTTTTGCATTCAGGTAGTCATCACCGTCTAGCCAGCTAATGTCCGTCAACTCCATATCAGCCGTCATATTTTTCAAGCTTATCTGTGGGACGCTAATGCCCTTTGGGTCTAACTTGGCTACCTGCGCTTGCTTCCCTATATTCGCTGGGCTTTGGCCTCCTAGCTCTTTAGCCCTTGAAATCCACCCATTAGCAAACTTATACATACCGCCCTTTGTCTTTCTATTCTTCGGGTTAAACTCACACCAAGAAGACATTTTTTTCAGCTCTTGGTGTATGTCAACCTTCGGGAAGTCGCGCTGCCAGACAATAATATCCTCGTCCTTTGGCTCCCACGTTTCGTCCCCCTTGCATTTCATAATGCCACCATCGAGTATTCAGAGACATGGCATTTTTCACCATATCGGTTAGTAACTGGAATCATTCTGCTAGTAATCTTATGGCCTTGCTTCTTTAGGTTACTCACCCTAGATGCAAGTCTAAATATGCCAAGCTCGTTCAATGCCTGAATGCTGTTAATGCTTGAGTTGTCTTTTAGGTAGTTAATAACTCTTTCTTCTTGTGTCATTTTTTTATCCCCTATGGCTGTAGTTTAGTCTTTTGCTAAGTATATCCCATGCTTTTGCTGCTGTTTGTGGCACTACTCCATTGCCAAGTTGACGTACCCGATCAACTCTGTCTGGGCATTCGGAAATCACTCTGTCAATCCCCAGCTCCCAAGAGCCGTCCACCCAAGAGGAAGCCCCATCAAACCCTCCACCCAATCGGGGTTCAGCTTCCCCGATGCTTTGTTTGCAACCATTACCGCGTTCGGTAGCTGACCCATCTGCGCGCTCTCTCCTCTCTCTATCTTGTCGAGTGTCGCCTGGTAGCCGTTCGCCCCCTTGTAATCCCTTGCCGCTGGGGTCGGCCAATTCACCTCCTGATAAATCTCCACTGATCTTGGATTCACTTGCTCCCTCAAGTTTGCAGGAGCCGTCCTTCCCTTGCGTGTTGTCGTTGCCTGGCGAATTAAAGCCTCCTCTGATCGTTGTGTCAGATGGTTCATTGTGTTTGGTGTTGCCCAATTCTGCACAGGCTCCATTTTTACTTGCATACTCAAGTTGGATGCTCTGGTCTTTCCTATGTTCTTGGGGTTGCCCGACGCTATCATTCTGGCTCGATACTGGTCGTATGGTTCCTCGACCTCCAGCACTCTGGGAGTTAGCCAGGATGTAGACTCGCTTTCTCTGGTGAGGCGCACCGACTTCACGCGCTGAGAATATTCCCCACGTTGTTCTATAACCATCTTCTTCCAAATCGCTAATGACGCTGGAGAGTCCAAGCGATATGTGTCCCTCAACGTTTTCAAAGAAGCATCGAACAGGTCTAATTGATTTAATGTGTCGCCTAATATGCGGCCACAAGTGTCTGGGGTCATCTGCTCCAAGTCGATTTCCTGCTGCTGAAAATGGTTGGCAGGGATAACCGCCAGTGATGATGTCAACGCGGCCTCGAAACAACTTCGCTGGGAAGGTTTTAAGATCCGTGTAAATAGGTGCTGGACGTAGCTGCCCTGTTTCCATCTTGTTGACCAGGTTCGCAATTGCGAAGGCTTCGATCTCCACATAAGCGATGACTCTATGTTCAACCCCGGCAAGGTCAAGTCCTCTTTCGATTCCACCATATCCAGCGCAAAACGCGATGACAGTGGGTAATTCTTTGGTAATATCCACATTGTTTCCCCTACGGTTCGGCAAGCCTCACCAGATGTTTCATTAAATAAGTTTTTCTTGTGTTTGTTTCTTTTTGTTAACAAAACAAACTTTATTCAAGATGTTATAAACCCTTTTACTTCGAAAAGTAAAATTCAAGAACTAAGGGCAAAAGCGACTTAGCGGTTAAACAAATGTCTGTATCGTGTATCCAAACTATTCACAGCTAAAAACCGATTCAACCGTGAGGCTCTGTAGGGAGGGTCAACCCTGTATCTGACGTTTAATTTAAGGAACCGTCAGCCTAAAGCCCAAACATTGTTTGCAATAAGAAGAAAGGAGGGGTGTTGACGCTATAGGAGTCCATAGCTATAATTACCTTTCTTCTTGCTCGCACATGAAGTATACGCCCCCCCCAGGCGTAAAGTAAAGCCCTCCCGTAAAACGGAGGGTTTTTTTATCTCTCACAAAGTTTACAGAACTCATCCACGGTCAGTTCAAATATCTCGCATAACCCTTGCACCGTATGTAGCTTCATATTCTCCTGTTTGCGCCACTGAAACACTCTCTGACGGCTTACACCCATTAAGCCAGCTAACTTACTGCTGTTAACGTTATTAAGCTCCTGGGCTACTCTGAGGCTCTTTCCTGCATTTGTCATCTTTATCACCTGTGGTATTATTGGGGAGCAAGGTATTCCCCTGCCTTGTTTTCTCCTATGGTTTGCCCCTCGAAGCTCTGGCCTAGAGGGGCTTTTTTATATCAGAACGGAATATCGGTATCAAAGTCTTCAACAGTCGGCTGGCTCTGTTGCTGCTGCGCTTGTGGCTGTGGTGCTCCAACGGTAGCCATATAGCCTAACTTAGCATCAAGAATAGAGATGCTATGTACTGGCCCTTTACTGCTTTCAAAGGTCTTGATCTGACAGCCTGTACCGCTTATCTCAATTACTGAACCCTCGACCAGCGCGCTAGAATAAAAATCAGCCTGCTTACCTTCTTTGGCAAAGATTACGGCTTCATAATTTGTATACTCTTGCGACTTAGTCTCCCTGTTGTAGAACCTAACTCCCAACCGAACTCCGAAACCCTTACTGTCGCCAGCTTGGAATTGATTAGCTGCTTTGTTTAGCTTTCCTGTAATGCTTATGCTCATTGGTATTTCTCCACTTGGTTTTTAATTTCAGTTACAGCGGCTTTAACTTCTGCCGCCAATTTATCAATAAACTCATCGTTACGCTCAACCCTGACTAAAACGTGCTTTGCCATTGTTGGATGATAGGCAAACGCATCCCACCAGGCGCGCCCTGTTAGCCATATGCAGCCCTGTATCTGCTGGTAGTACGCTGTTACCAGTGAGGCGGGTTTTTCGTAGTAGCCGACCATTGTGGCTGCTGCTGGGCATTTAATCTCAACACCTCCATCAGTTCCTATCAGCCCATCAGGTGAACAGCCATACTCGAAGCTTTTGTGAACAATAAAACCCACCTCAAGAACCTCGCTATCCGTTATAAACTCATACGCAGACCTTGCCTCTGGCTCAAGCAAAGTGCCTCTTGCCATATGGTCGTTAGTGTAAAAGCTTGTAACCTCACCCGATAGGCGCTCAGCTACTAGGTCGGTTATGTATTTACCTGCAGACTTTGAAGGATCGCCCTTGGTGGTTATCAGCTTAGAAAAGTTGCTGGCTGAAGGCTTACCCAGTCTAGCGGCAAGCCATTCATCAGAACCCTGCTCCATATCTAAAATAATCATTTTTTCTTAGCCTCTAGCGCGTCAACTGCGCGATCAAAGTGCGTAGCCAGTAAGTCATCAACGGTTTTGCACTTAAAGGCTTTGCAGAACTTGTCGTAATCGCTTTTGGTTTCTGTGACGAGGTCGCGGATAATTATGCCTTGCTCCCATGTAATCTTCTTTTTATCGTCCCCGCGTATCATTGCTGATTCTGCATCGTCATCCGCTACTGGAATGCCAGCCATTGACTGTAAAGCGTACCGCCTTGCGTACGTTATAGCCGCGCCTGCTGCTTGTGGGTCTTTCTTAACGGTCGGCAAGGTGTAATCCATCTCAAGCCACTGGCCCGACTTATG